CAGTTGTTAAGTTATTAGTTCCGCTGTTTCCAGAGTTATAACCAATTGCTACGTTATTAGAACCACTAGAGATATTATATCCAGCGTTATAACCAAGTGATGTGTTTCCAGCACCAGCTTGATTATTCCATGATGAATAAGCACCTATTGCAGTGTTGTAGTTTCCACTACTTCCACTAAAGTAATAAGTATTACCTGAATCCCATCTTGATAATGCGGCGAATCCAATTGCGGTGTTACCGTTACCAGCAGTGGAGTTATAATACGACCATACACCAACTGCTACGTTTTCATTACCACTTCCATTGCAATAACCTGCAACGCTTCCAACACCTACGTTTCTATTTCCATTACTTAAACCTAATGCATAGCGACCAATTGCTAAGCTTCTTTCAGCAGTTGTTGAATAAGCCATTGCATAATAACCAACAGCCATGTTTCTTTCGCCAGTTGTTAAAGCTTTTAATGCTCCAGTACCAACAGCAAAGTTAGCTAAAACACCAGTTGTACTTACAACTGAATTTTGTAATGCATTAGTGCCAATAGCAAATTGTTGATTAGCAGTTGTGTTTGATGATAATGCGCCAGAGCCAATTGCAAAGTTACTACCTCCAGTAGTGTTGTTAGCTAATGCATTAGCACCAATAGCAACGTTTCCTTGACCAGTAGTATTATCTTGTAGTGCGCCTCCTCCTATTGCAACGTTTCCTCCGCCAGTAGTATTTCCAGCCATTGCAGAGTTTCCAACTGCAATGTTGTTATTACCACTTGTATTACTAAACAATGTAGCGTTACCAATTGCTAAGTTGTTATCTCCACCAGTTGCATCTTGCATTGCTTGTGCACCAATAGCAACGTTATAGTTAGGTGTTGCAGCATCTCTAAGTGCCGAGTTACCAATTGCTAGGTTGTAGTCTCCAGTAGTAAGACTTTCTCCTGCACCAGCACCAAAAAGTGCGTTATTGTTTCCAGTTGTAATTTCTCGTCCAGCACCAAAACCAACTGCTGTATTACTGTCACCAGTAGTAACATCACGCAAAGAATCTGCACCGATAGCAGTGTTAAATTGTGCACCAGTCGGTCCTGTTGGACCAAAGGTTTGATTACCAGCACCAACACCAAGTGCAGTGCTAAAGTTAGGTGTATTATTGGTGTATACGTTGCTGATTCCTGGACCTGTTGCGCCAGTTGGTCCAGTAGCTCCAGTTGAAGATGCACTACCTGCAGCACCAGTTGGTCCTGTTGTGCCAGTTGCTCCTGTTGGTCCTGTTGGTCCAGTTACACCTTGTGTACCTGTTGCGCCTGTAGCACCAGTTGCGCCAGTTGCTCCTGTGTCACCAGTAACACCCTGAGCACCAGTTGGGCCTGTAGCGCCTATATCACCTGTTGGTCCAGTTGGTCCAGTGACTACTGATGCGGCACCAGTTGCACCCGTAGGTCCAGTCGGTCCTGTTACAGTGGAAGCAGCACCCGTTGAACCAGTAGGTCCCGTTGGCCCAGTCACCGTCGATGCGGCACCTGTTGGTCCTGTATCACCTGTTGGACCTGTAGCTCCAGTAGCTCCTGTGGCTCCAGTAGGACCTGTTGTTGTAGTGGTTACTAAGTTCCAACCACCAACTGATGTACTATAAACCCAAGTAAAATCGCCAGCAGAAAATATCTGACCATCAACTGGTGAACTTGGAAAATCTATCGCTGCCATTAGTTACCTACTCTGCTTTGAAGTTCTGCGACTTGTGCTGCTAATTCTTGTACTGCCTTTACTAATATAGGATAAGTTTTCATTGGGTCCGCTTCTAACATATCAGGATTGTCTTTGTGAACTAGTCTTGTATATTCTTCATATCCAAATGTTTCTTGAACTGTATCTAATTCTTGAGCAATAAAACCAAAGTCTTTTCTTCCGATATAAACTTCATTAATAATTTCATTTCCATCTTCGGTTATTATTGGTCTGCGATTCCAATCAAACATAACTGGACGCAATGCTTTAATATAATCTAATCCTAATGGAATATTTTGAATATTAGTTTTATCTCTAACGTCAGACAATGAAGTTATTGTAGTGGCATTACAACGAAGAACAGAAACTGAAGTATTACCAAGTGTTATCTGATTGCTTACAGTTGCAGTAGATGGTGTTGCATAATAACCTAAGCATGTTACGTTACTTCCTGTTGTGTTTCCTCTACCAGCATTTGAACCTAATGAAGTATTTTGAACTCCAAGTGTTGTGCTATATGCAGCTAAAGCTCCAACTGCAGTGTTATTACCTGCAGTACTTACGTTCAGTGCATAATAACCAATAGCAGTGCTTCTGTTTCCTACTGTGTTAGACCTTAAAGCATAACCGCCAACTGCTACGTTATTTGTTCCAGTTGAGTTTGAATACATTGCGGCATAACCGATTGCTGTATCGCCACCAGTTGAGTTTGATTTCATTGCCCAATAACCGATTGCTGTAATTCCAGTTCCAGTAGTTCCGCGACCAGCAAGATTACCAATTGCTACGTTATCAGTTCCAGTTGCATTTAAAGATAATGCTTCTAAACCAATTGCTATATTTGTTGAACCAGATGTTATTGCTTTTCCTGCTTGGCGACCTATTGCAACGTTATTTAAACCAGCAGGAGAGGTTCCATTCATTGCTTGAGAACCCATACCTACGTTGTATGGCGATACTGTATCTACAAATGTATCTGGCGTTAAACCACTTGGACCGGTTGGTCCTGTAGGGCCTGTTACAACTTGTGCTTGAAGAACCCATACACCTGGCGTTGAATCCCATACCCATGAAAAATCGCCAGCAGTAAATACTTGTCCGTTTACTGGTGAGCTTGGAAAGTTAATCATTATTACTCCTTGTTATTGACTTAAAACGCCTGAAGCAAATGTATGTTCAGCAACTTGCGTATAATTTAAAGTAGATTTATACATAACTAATTCATCAAAAGTGCAGTTGTATGTTGGATTGTAAAGTGCACCATTTCCAGGTCCACCAAGAGGCCATGCAGCAAGTAATGAAATTTTATTTCTTCTACCCGAAGGACTTCCATCTGGCTGAGTCGGCCAATATTGTGGCCAAGTATAAGGAGCAAATGTTCTTTCTAATACAACTGCACCATTAATATAAAGTCTAGACCTAGTTGATTGATAGGTATAAACAATATGGTACCATTTATTATAATCAATTGTTACACCAGTATCACCATCTACTCCAATATCAAACAAGTTTCCAACCCATGCAGTTCCATAAAATTTACCACTAGTTTGAGTAATTAACATTCCCCAAGCCAATGCATTTGCGTCATATCTTCCATAAGTAAATGTACTTGTATTATCTTCAAATTTTATTATACATTCCATTGTAAATGCATTTGCATTATTAATATCTCTACCAAACACCTGTGATTCCAATGTGCTAGTTAAATTTACACAGTTGTTTTGATAGTCGCTTGGACCATTTGTCGTATATATTGCATAGTTACCAGAATAAGGAACAATTCCTGTTTCGCGCCAAGTTGCAACACCAGTGCCAGCATAAAAAGTAAAATACACTGATGGAGAACTAAAGCTTCCGTTTTGAACTAAATCAGGGTCTTGTGTTGGTGTGGTAACTGGGTCATTTGCTCTTACCCAAAGAAGTGGATTATCAGCAGCTACGGTAGTAAGCCAAGCTACTTCCAAACTTCTATTTGTAGAAGCAACGATTCCAGAAGTTGATGGCATTAGATTGACAAGTCTCCAAGTAATAAGTAATTATTTGATGACAAGCACAGCAATGTAGCAACTGAGTATTGTGCGCGGAACTTAAGTCCTGGTGTTCCGTTAATCGTTACGCTCGATGCAGCAATTGTTACCTGACCAGCACCGAGTTGAGCAAAGTCAATTCGTTGTCCAGCAGCTAATGCAGTTGAAGTATTAACAGTAGCAGTTATTGATGCGGCATTTGATAGTGTTACTAATTTTCCAGCGTCACTATTTGCTACAGTATAAGTTGTTCCTGTTTGCGTGTTGATTGTTTGCGCGCTGTCCCATACGCCAGCTGCTCCAGTTGCTCCTGTTACTCCTTGTGAACCTGTTGGACCTGTGATTCCAGTAGGCCCTGTTGGACCTGTAACTCCTTGTGGACCAGTAGGGCCTGTTATTGCAGGACCTGTATAACCAGTGTAACCAGTAAATCCAGTGTAGCCAGTGTAACCTGTCGGCCCAGTTGGACCAGTATATCCAGTTGGACCAGTAGGGCCTACGTTTGCTTGACCAAACTCAACCCACTGTGAACTAGTTCCATCATCATAATAAACAAAGCTTCTACCAGTTGATGAATCGTACCAAGTTTCTCCATCTTGTGGAGTTGATGGTGGAGTATCTGAAACTACGAACATTCCCGTAGGACCAGTGTAACCTGTGTAACCCGTGTAACCAGTGTAGCCAGTTGGTCCCGTATAACCTGTAGGACCAGTCGGTCCAGTTATAGCTGGGCCTGTATAACCTGTATAACCAGTTGGTCCCGTGTAACCTGTATACCCAGTAGGTCCAGTAATTGCTGGGCCTGTGTATCCAGTGTAACCCGTAGGTCCTGTATAGCCCGTTGGCCCTGTTGGTCCAGTTATAGCTGGGCCAGTAGGTCCAGTAAATCCAGTTGGTCCTGTTATGGCTGGGCCAGTGTAACCAGTTGGTCCCGTAATGGCTGGACCTGTTGGGCCCGTGTAACCCGTAGGGCCAGTTACTCCAGGTCCTGTAGGACCAGTAATGGCTGGACCCGTAGGACCCGTAAATCCTGTCGGTCCTGTCACAGTTGATGCAGCACCTGTTGGGCCAGTAGGACCTGTCAAACCCGTTGGGCCTGTATATCCTGTTGGGCCTGTAACGCCAGGACCTGTAGGACCTGTAATTGCTGGTCCCGTATAACCCGTGTAACCAGTAGGTCCTGTGAATCCTGTATAACCCGTATATCCTGTAGGACCAGTAAAGCCTGTGTAACCAGTAGGACCTGTGTAACCAGTAGGGCCAGTAAAGCCTGTAGGACCTGTAATACCAGGACCAGTAAATCCAGTTGGGCCTGTGTAACCTGTTGGACCTGTAAAGCCAGTAGGTCCTAAGTTGGAGTTACCAAACTCAGCCCATTGAAGTCCATTAACATCTTGATAATTAAGATACGTTCTACCATTAGTTGAGTTGTACCAAACATCAGTTGCACCTGCACCTGTTGGTGCTGTTTCAGAAACAATAAACTGTCCAGCACCTGTTGCTCCTGTGGCACCAGTCGCGCCTGTAGGGCCTGTAGGGCCCGTAAAACCTGTGTAGCCCGTATAGCCAGTCGGTCCTGTATATCCTGTGTACCCTGTAGGTCCTGTGTAGCCAGTGTAGCCTGTGTAGCCCGTATAGCCAGTCGGTCCTGTGAAACCAGTGTACCCTGTAGGACCTGTGTAACCAGTATAGCCTGTGTAACCAGTTGGGCCTGTAGCACCCGTTGGACCCGTATTAACCCATGGTAGATTATTCCAGTTAGTAGTACCATCACCAATTTTAAATCCTGGACCAGGAGCTGTTGCTGTTGCAGGACCTGTCGCAGGAATGGTTTGTGGTGGGCCTGCATCAATGCATATACCCATTTCGCCGGCCATTAAAATTGGATTGTAGTTGTACCAGTTAGCCTGGGTATCTCTACGCATTTGAACTAATACAGCCATTTAAAATCCTCTTCTCTTTATAATATCTCTTCTCTGGTCAAGCACATATTGCGCTGGTGATGTTCCAGCTGCACCTTGACTTGCGTCAAAGGCCCCTACGGCTACTACACAAGAACCAGTCGCTGCTGCTGAGCTAACATTACTTGCTACTTTAGTATAAGTAAATGTAGTTGTGGTTGGTACTGTTGCTATTGTATAGGTTCCATCAAATGTATTATCAATATTAGAAACATAAACGCTTTGTCCTACAGCGAATCCATGGGCAACTGGCGTTGTTAATGTGGCAATATTTGATGTCAATGCTTTATTAGAAACTGTAACTCCTGCTGCCAGTGGTGTGGCATCTGGTGCAATGAGATAGTGGAATTGAATTGATAAAGCCGCGCCGCCATCAACAACTGTTTCATCTTGGTGGTCAACGAGCAATTGGTCCTGCTGATTCTGCAACTCTCTTTTAAGAGTATTCATCATACGGGAAATCAGTACGTTGCTGTTACCCTGAATAACATCATTACCTGGGGCGGTCCAGACTGCTCTCACGTTTAATTACCAACCTTTTCAATTGACATCGTAGGAAGCACACTTACCTTCTTAGTCTGATTCTGACTTATTTCTAATATAGCTGCTTGCAATTCGGCATCGGTTAATTCTTTAACTGAAGTCTCAGTTTTAATATTAAGAGTCTGTGACTGCTGAATGTAACCAGTAGCCTTTAAATAAAGTTCGGCACTCTTGGTGTCACCCGAGATTCCTTTAATGTAAATTGCATCAAGCAACTTTTGAGTTCTTTCAGGGCTTTGGGACATTCCCTCGACGCCAAGTTTCCAACGCTCTATAAACTGTTTTTTCTTTTCCCAAGTGCCAAGTGTGTTAATATGGACTTCATGTTCTTCTGCCCAAGCCTTCTTCGTGCCAGGGGTTCTAGAGTCCTCAGGGGTCAGCAGCCAAGCAAGGTACGCCTCTTGTTCTTGTGAGAGGAATAATGATTCTGTTCTAGCCACGTGGAGAAACCCTTCTAATAAATTGTATCTTCCTATTATACATAAAAAATTTTACATTTGGCACTGTTACATTAAGGTTAACAAAAGGTTAACAGTAGATGAATTGTAAGAAATATTGGAAAAAACTTGTTAATCCTGCTCTCGGCATGGTACTATATGGTTACTCGGGTTATTGAGCAATAGGAAACATGAATAACAGAACAAATATTAAAAGGTTGGTTATTCAAGGTAACTGTTACTAGTAACCACATACAAGTAACCATTATAATCGAAGGAGATTAAAAATGCAAACATTCACAGGAACAATAGCCAAGGTGCCAACGGTCGGCGCAAAACAAATAACCTCAGCAATTAAAATAACAGAAGATAGTAAGCCAATACAGATAGTAGCTTTTAAGAACTATTGCCCAGCTCAAGTAACCACAGCATTAACCAGTATTAAAATTGGTGATACCTTTTGCTTCATTGGGAGACAGAAGAAGAACCCTTCCACAGGTCAACAGGAAATTGTAATAGAGAAGCTTGTAGAAACAAAGGATTTAAAATATGCCATTGACCCTAACCTTGATTTTATTATAGGTGGTCTGTCTTCCTTTAATAACAAGCCAATCAGCATATCAGAACCGCGCGAAGGATGTAAGCAATATTATACAGATGGTGACTTTTATTGGTATGAAGGTCATAAAGAAAAGTGCCCAACAAGTTTCTAAATAAACAAACAAACAGGAGAATAATAATAATGTCAAATCCAGCAACAGAAAAACAACTAGCCCTTATTGCCAAGCATAACATGCCTGTGCATTCAGATACCTTAACAGTAAAAGAGGCATCTGCAATCATAGACACCTTTGCCAAGGCAAATGGATGGGCGCAGAAAGAATTCACGCCGAAGGCTAAAGCAGAACCTACACCAATGCCAGACAGCTTTTAATTTTTTTTTATTATTTGCATAGGACAATATTGGTGTGATATGATATAAGCCTCTTAGGAAAGCCCTGAGAGACCTTAGGAAGGATTCTAGGGTTACATAATCAGTGATGATGAACTAATAGTAACTTACTAGGTTGGGGACAACTTAGAGCTTTCGTAGGGAAAGGGCCAGGGATTAACTTCTCTGGTCTTTTTCTTTTATATGCCTGAATGTATTTGGCATTGTTAATATTAAAGATAGACCGGTACTTAACAAAACAAGGGGTGGGGGTTTAGGAATATATACGCTTGTCCCTACATAGTTCGGTACCCTCATACGAAGGGGTAGTACGGGGGGTGGGTGTGGGGGTGCCTGGGTGTGGACTCAGGAACTCTGTACTTGTACTTGACATAATCAAAACCTTTCCTTGATGATGGTGTGACACAAGACACATAACATAACTTGACACACACCTCAGTAGTATTATATACTTTACATGTACTAGCAAGGGAGTAAACGGGGGGCTGAGCTTCCTTACTAGTACAATACGATATCATAGCTAAGCCATAAAGCCTAGGATTGTTCTGAGTCTTACCAGGATGGTCCTAGGCTTCTCCTTTGTGTAGGGCAATAGCCGGCTATCAGGATAAGTGATGGATGATACGTGAACTATCTCAGATAAAGATACCTCTAAACCCCTTATGTTATATGCCCTATTATAATAGCAGTAGTGTTCTATCTCTTATTTAGATACAAAGACCTGGATTTATCAGTGTTTGTGATGGTTGTATACAAGTACGCTCACTTGTCTACCTCAGCACAGCATTGTATTAGTACTCTCTCTATCTTATGTATTATCATAAATATAATATTAAATGATTGTTTGTTTTGCGGCGGCCAATCCTTAAAAGTTCATGCAGAATTCAAAACATCACAAGGAGAACAGCATGGCTAAAGCGACTGAATATGATAGCATAATAGAACATCTAGCTTATATTAAAGCTTATACTGATGTTGATAGACCTTTAGCCAATGGTAGATGTTTTGATAATTGTTTTTATGCGGGATTTCATAATATTATTAGTCCTAAGACTTGGCGTTACACAGAGGGCGTTGCTATAGGTCGTGAAGGATTACTTTATTATCATGCTTGGCTTACAAGTCGTCAAGGCAAGATATGGGATATTACTTGGCCTAAATTAGATTGTAACGTATATTATCCACGATATATCTTTGATGTAGATAAAGCGTTTGAACTAGCTCATGATGGTTTACAAAAACCATTCACAAGATACATCTATAAAGGATACACTAATCTTAAAGATGCAATCATTGAAGAAGGTGTAGAACATCCTGACTTCGATTATTCGCAGTGGTCTACAATGGGTCAAACTTTAATTCAACAATCCTAATGTAAATACAAAAGTCGGGAGGATAAAATGAATATAACAAAAGAGCAAGAAGTTATGAGAAATGAGTTTACTGTTTTACAAATGGATTTTGCACAAATGGACGAACGTTTTGAATTTTTACGTGCTAAAGCAATTAGTCTTAAAGATTGGAAGTTTGTGGAAATTATTGAGCGATACTGGCCACCATTCTATTTAAATCCAATATTACAGTTACCAATGCAAATACAAAAGACCGAGGACATCTGAGCTTCACGACTGTGTGCTTGGATGTCCTCATTAAACACAGTCAACACAGTCACTTAAGGATATTATATTACTATGGAAACACCAGAAATCAACACAGGACTGCTTCCCCAAGAAGTCCGAGTCATCAAAGAAGAGAAGCCTAAGAGAACAATGCCAAGTATTCCATTTGGTATTATCTTGATTATTGCAGCTATTATTGGTAGTGCTCTTTATCTTAAGAGTTCTATTAATAGTAATACTGATACCAATAGCAATGTTCTTCTTGGCGCGATTTCCAATGTTGATGTCAATGTTCAAGCCGGCAATGCTGATATTATTACTGGACTTGATGGTATTCAAGCTGGAATTGGTGAGATTAAAGATTCAGTTGCTAAAATCCCGACCAAACCAGTAGTTATTACTAAAGCTCCTACTATCAGTAAGCAGCAGAAGTATAACAATTGTGTTAAGTGGGTCAATGGCTCAGGTTTAGATGCAGCGAATGCTAAAATGTATCTCAATGCTTGCCTGAACTGGCTCAAGTAATTTAATTTGTTAGTAGCATAGGTAATCGGCTTATGCTATTAACATTTTTTTTATAAGGCGTAGGTTAGTACTACACCCAAAGGCAGGCGTTAATGTGTTTGCTTTTGGGTTGGGTCGGTTGGCCCTTTTCCAGCCGAAGGCTGGCTTGTAAACAATGCTACGAAACCGTTTGCGTTTCAAATTGGAATTCAAATCTGGTTTGGAAATAAGTTTTTTATTTTACAATGCTACGAAACCGTTTGCGTTTGAAAGTTAAATTCAAATATAGATTTATAATATTCAATATAAAGAGTCTAAACAAATATTGTGGTAAAATGGATTAGCTCATTACTATTGTATACAGGAGGATAATATGAAGAAAAATAAGATTAAAGATAAAGAAGTTTGTGATTCTTGCGGCAAACCGAAAATGGATGAAGCTATGAATCACTTTAAAGCAGTGCAAGAAGCAATGAAGTATATTAGAATTAAAGATAATAACTTTGACTTGGAGGAGTTACCATTATGAATGAAACGATTACATATGCAGGAGTTCTCTGGCTTATTGGTGGCTGGACTATAGGTAGGATTATAGCCATATTGCTTATTGATAGATTGGATAGACGTAATGATAAATGAGATTGTATTTATGACTGTTATGTTTGCGGCAATTGCAATAACTATTAAAGGTTTGTGCGGGATTGCAGGGAGACTTATTAAATGAAGGTTGTTGTAGCCAGCATTGCTTTAAATGAAGAGAAGCATGTAAGACGTTGGGCTGAGTCAGCTAAGGGTGCAGATTACATCTACCTCCTGGACACTGGCTCAACTGATGACACCATCAAGATAGCTAAAGAGTGTGGTGTGACTGTCATTGAACACAAGATTGTACCTTGGCACTTTGGTAATGCTCGTAACTATTTACTTGAGCGTCTTCCTGAGGATGCTGATTGGGTTATTAACTTAGACCTTGATGAAGTTCTTATTGATGGTTGGCGCGGCCATTTGGAATCTGTTCCAGCCGGCATTACCCGTCCTCGTTACCAATACACTTGGAACTGGGAAGCAGATGGTAAGCCTGGATTGCAATACCATGGTGATAAGATTGTTGTGCGTCATGGATACAAGTGGCACAATGCTGTACATGAAATCATGCATGAGATTGCACCATTGGTAGAAACCCAATCCTTTATGGGCTTAGAGATACATCACCATGCTGACAACACCAAGTCACGTGGTTCATACCTACCTTTATTATTATTAGATGTTGAAGAGAATCCTGATAATGACCGTAATGTTTATTATGCTGCTCGAGAGCTGATGTACTATGGCCGTGTTGAAGAGTCAGTAGCTATGTTCAAGCGTCACTTGACAATGCCTAGTTCTATCTGGCCACCAGAGAGAGCATTCTCGATGCGTTATATAGCCAAGCAAACACCAGGTGAACGTGAACACTGGTTACTACGTGGTTGTGCAGAATATCCATCGGGTAGAGAGTTATGGGTTGACTTAGCTAATCACTATCATGATACTGGTAATTGGTTAGGTTGTTACTTTGCGGCCAAACGAGCATTGTCTTTGACTGACCGTGGTTCACTGTACCTAACTGAGGCTGTGATGTGGGGATGGATGCCTCATGACCTGGCTGCTCTATCTGCATACCATCTAGGATTAAATGATGAAGCTATTGCTCAAGGTAAGCTTGCATGTGAGATTGCTCCTGATGATGTTAGATTGAAGAGTAATTTATTATTTTATTCTTTGCGCGAATCAAAAATCAATGTAGTCATACCAACCAAGACAAACATCGGTGGCTTGACCAAGCTCGTAGGCCAGTTGCTAGCTGACACCATGGTGAATAAGATTATCATTGTTGCAGATGGCAATGAAGCTTATGATAATTTAAATGCAATACCAAAGTTCAACAAAGTAATTAAAGTTATGGTCAACGAAGGTGTTGGCATCCATGCTATGTGGAACTTAGGCATGAACATCGCAGGTTATGACGGGCACATTGCATTCATCAATGATGATGTGTCATTAGAGAAAGACTGCATGTTTGAATTGGGCGGCCAACTGTCAAAGAATTATGACTATGGTTTAATCTGTCCAAGTTACTCGACAACTAAACCAACAGAGGATAGAGTTGTCACTGACACTTGCCGTAGTAGATACGATGGTACTGGTGGCATGGCTGGCTTCTTCATGGTATTGAATAAAGAATTGGTGCCACGCTTCCGCTTTGATGAAGACATGAAGTGGTGGTATGGTGATGATGAGATAGTTGATTGGGTCACTAAGCAAAACCGTAAGTGCGTTGTTAGTGCGGCGACCAGTTGTACACATGATGACTCTAAAACTATAAAGACCAATCCACCAAAGGACTTTGCTGCAATCGTAGCAAATGACAAGAAAATATACGAAGGAAAGAAGAATGCATAATGCAGCCATGGAGTTTATATTTACTAGCTTTCATAATTGGAAAGATGATAGAACTGATTTAAATATATTAGAGATTGGTTCACTTGATATTAATGGTGGTATACGACCAATGTTTAAACCATTCCAAGGTAATTACATTGGGGTAGATATGCAGGAAGGACCAGGTGTAGACATTGTTGCAGATGCTGCTAAGTTTATTAACTTTGAAGCTTATGATGTCATTGTTTGCGCCGAAGTCTTTGAGCATACGCCTTACTGGCCACAAATCATTCAAAATAGTTATAATAATTTAGTTACTGGTGGCTTGTTTATCGCTACTATGGCAGGAGAGGGTAGATATCCTCACTCAGCCATTGATGAGAAACCAATCAGAGACTGGGAACACTATTCAAATATAGGATGGTGGGAATTAAAGCAAACCCTTAATAAATATGGATTTGAGAATGTAGATGTAAATGTATTGGGACAAGATACCCGTTGTTGGGCCGTAAAATAATTGACTATAGATAAGGAAGTTCATATGTATTATGAAAAATTAGAAGAAGTAGACAAAGAACTAGAACAAATAGAAGCTTGGCAACAAGAACAATTAAAGAAACTGTATGCTAAGACTGCAAAGAAAATAGCTAAAACTATGGCTAAGTTGGCCATTTATATACCCGAGGAGGTAAAACGTGGACACAAATGAACTAATCATAGAGATGTTAAAGTTAGCTGAAGACAACTATCCACTCGATGATGTAATTGCTGACTACAAGAAAGCTTACAGTGCTGTTAAAGGTGATGTAGTTATTGAATCAAAAGGCACAGTGCTTGGCAAAACAGGTGGACGCAATGTTCCAATTGTTAAACATCACGATATTAAATCAAGACTTACCGAAAGCATAGCTGCTCAATCAGGCAGTGCAGTAACATCTAACTTAGTGCAGTTCTAATGTTAAAGAAGTTAATTAATATAACAGCCAGCCTGTCATTTACTTTGGCAGGTATGGTTGTTGTATTCATTACACTTAGTGGGGATACAAGAAGAATAGCTTTGATTTCTTCGGTGTCGGCATTACTAGTGCACTACACCTATGAAATTTTAAGGAGCGACAATGACTAAGGGTTATCAACCTTCACATGATATAGATACTAAAGCAGGACGTAGGATTAATTGGAAGCGCGACTTGGCTATTGGTCAAGAGCGGTGAGGATTTGTTTGAAGAGTTTATTAAATCATTAGATGATGCAGACTTTGAAATCAAGCGCGACATGTATCGTAACGGTCGTATGGTTGTTGAAACTCAACAAAGACCTAAAGATAAAGAGTGGAAGCCATCAGGTTTATCTGTAACTAAAGCTAAGTACTGGGTTTATATGTTTAGTGCAGATGCGTATGCGGTGATTGAAGTTGCAAGACTAAAGAAGTATTTAGAAATTAATAATAAGATTCCATTAAAAACATTTGCACCATACAGTGCTAACCCAACTAAGGGTTACTTGTTAATGGAAGAAGATGTAGTTAAACTTATGAGTTCAGAACTCTATGACACAAAGGGGAAGAAATGAAACTACCAATCGTTGAAGTAAAGTTATGCTCGCACCTAAAGAATGCTAAGCCAGGTCAACTGTCAGCAGATAAGCTACGTAAGATTGAAGGTGGTGGCAAGCTTCACCACTGTGCAGCAGATGCATACGAAGCTATGGATGCTGCAGCTAAAGCAGAAGGAATAGAATTAAAGCCAACAAGTGCAGGTGATACTTATCGTACACTAGCAGCCCAGCTCGCTGGCTTTAACCAACGCTACCAGTTGGAGCCAATCGAAGGACAAAGTACCAGGACATATGAAGGTAAGAAATGGTATTTGAAGAAGGGGATGGCTCCACTGGCTGCGCCAGGTACTAGCAAGCACAACCTTGGGATTGCAATTGACATTGCTAACGCCTCAGGTCCAAGGCTTGCATGGTTAGTAAAGAATGCTCCTGAGTTTGGCTTCTCATGGGAAGTAGTTCCTGAGGAACCATGGCACATTCGCTATGTCGCAGGGGATAATGTACCAGCACGCGTTAGGGAGCATCTGAGCGCGTCTGGTGGCAACGTAGCATGACATGTGGGCAACGATTGGTCACAGTGTGAAGGTTAATAACCGAGAGGTACCCTTCCTCATTGATGACCTATTGGCTATAGTGATTAGCCCAAGGCCTGAAAATGATTGGCAAGCTTTAATGGAAGCTATACCTGGTGATGAGCCGGCAGAAAGTAAAGATGCACTGCAGCCTTTAAGAGAAGCTGTAGTAGATTGTATTGATATGCTTTCACAACAGGACCATTTTATTATTGATGCTATGAACTCAGAACAAATAACATATGATGAGTTAGGCAAACGATTAGGTGTATCGCTTACACACGCGTGGCGTTTACGCAATGCAGCTTATAAGAACTTAGAACAGATACTAGAACGTCATGATGTTATAAGAACTTATTTAAGGTTAGATGATGAGTAATGAATGGGCAGAAGAAGTCTTACACGCTAAAGACTTACATGATTTGTCTTTAACATCTGAACGTATTGTGCGCGACAACGAAAATGGTTTAACTGTTAACCTAGGTTTGTCTAATGAGTTTTGTATTAATCTTTGCCAGCGTTGGACTAAAGCTATGCGCTTTGCTGATTGGGAATCAACTATCATGGTGCATGCATTCTTCCAAAGCTTTATAGATTACCTTGATGAGTATTTAAAGGAAGAGGGAATTGACTTTAGGGAGTATCCTGAGTTATAATATTATTAATGAAGAAAGCAATTAAATATTACACATGCCGTGGTTGCAATAAAGGTTTTTCCCATATGATTAGACAGGGAAGAGACCCACAGTACTGCTCTGATGACTGCAGGGGTACAAGCGTAGACAAAAAAGCAAAGCCATTGATATGGCATTTGAATTGTAAAGCTTGTAAAAAAGATTGGTCAATGGAGCGCATCAAACAAAGTGGACGCAAACCACACTTCTGCCCTGACTGCTATGAAGTAGCTAGTAAAGAACGTCATAAGAAAAGACAGAAGGAACGTGACAGAAGTTACGTGCCTAAAGAAAGTAAAGAGAGTCGTAACCTACGTGAAGAAAAGATGGTTATGTGGTTACCATTTGAACCATTGTTAAAAGTATTAGAACGTGGTCATATTAAAGATGAAGACTGGGCTATTGTAGATTCACGTGACCGTGGTTTGACTACATACATGGCTAATAGATTAGGTTTGCAATATACTTCAATGACTCGTTACCTTAAACCAGGTGCAATGGTTAGTGCATACAAGGCTGATGAGTTTGCTATTCGTTTACGGAATGCATCCAATACTTATCTGGGGTATGGCGTTCTATCAACTCGAGACTCCTGACCAGACTTATCTTGAGAAGAATCGCGAGGCTTCACGTATCTCCATGGCGAAAGCCCGTGAGCGTCGTATAGATGCTTTGCTGCAGCAAGGTTACAGTCGAGAGTTAATAACAAATTCAGGTCACCTCCGCAAACGCGGCGTACCATCTCACGATGACCAGAATTAATTTGCAGCAAGCCTGAGTCATAACTCTTATTCTTATTCAGGTGATATATCATCTCACCTTTCTCATTCCATATAGCATTGATTGCTTTGATGCGGCATCTTGATTCGCGCCAAGCAATGTAACTAAACTCTTTTACTGGCAGGCCAGCAGCTTTTATAGCGGGTTCCCACTTAGGACAACTGTTAGTGGCAGCTGATGCTTGAGTGGGGAAAGCAAAAAAAGTTATGGCAATAGCCAATATAAGTTTACGCAATAGTTTTCTCCTTGTTAGGGGTTTATTATTCTGCAGCCTTAGCTTTCTTATCAACCTTATTAAACACTTGGTTGATTTCTGCAGCGGACAGTTTACCGTCGTCCAAGAAGGCTCTCGATAGTCCTTCTACTACGGTGGCTACACCAGCCATGCCTGCCATGAAGCAAGCTTTCCATATTGATACGCCGGCAATTGCGCCAGCACCAATAACTCCAAGACCAGATGCTGCAAATGTTGCAACGATTCTCATAAGAATATTATTAAGTTGTTTCATAACTTCTCCTTATTTATTTTTTCTTTCTTCTTCTTTTTTATTCTTTGCACGATTAACTACTTCTTCAAGTTGTTTTATAATGCTGTCATAACCAAGGCTTTGTTCATAAGGTTGCAACTCATATCCTGGTATACCAAGAAGTCTAAACAAATATTGACGTGATTCTTCAGGAGTAAACTTACCTTCTTTTTCTTCAATATAACCTGGCTTACCAAGTCCTGGAAGATTTTGTACAACACCAGCACCTGGCAATTGACCAACAAAAGGTTCTGCTCCTGCTCCTGCGACTGCACCACCAGCTAAACCAAGTGATGTTGGTAAACCAAATGTTCTTGCAGCAATACCACCAGCTAGTGCAGCTCCACCAATTGCTGGGTTTTGTATTGCACCAGCAGTTGCATTTCCAAGTCTCTTATAATAACCTAAGAATGGAAGAACATTATTAACTATATATTTAATTTCTTCTGCAACTGGTGTTTGATAATTAGGATTATATATTTGAGTTTGGTCTTTGAATTTGAAGTTTAATCCAGCTTCTACAATTGCTCGTGGAACTGGTGCAAGTGCACCTAACATTGATGCAGGGTCTGTTAAGTTACCAAATGCATCTTCTTGTTTTTGGAAACCAAAATCAGGATTAGCAAATATGTTTCTTCCAAATGGAAGTTTAAATGAATACTGCAAGTAACCAGGTCTTACTGATGTATCCTCTTTGTCTGTTGCATTGCGTACAATACTATTCCAAGTTGCATAAGCGCGTGGATTAGCCCATGATGATTCTAATATCAATGGGAATGAACGAGATGTCCACATCCAGAATGGTATTATTTGTTTGAATCCTCTGTCTGCTTGTGATAAGTCTTGATAGTCAATTAGATATTTTGCTGTGCGGGCAGCTGCTTCATCTGGAGTTAAACCTTTTGCAAGTCCATCCCATGTTAAAGCAAAACGTGACCACTGTTCAATAGCTTGACCTTCTTTGCGCGACCAACTAAGTGGCTTAGCAAATCTTCTTGATATTTCAGCACCAGCACCAACAGCTTTTTCTCCTAATGTTTCAGCACCTTGAACAGTTCTTGTTTGTCCTCTGCCTGAAATTCCAATTGCTCCAGTACCAGTTCCGAATACATCTTCAACTACACCAAAACCTGATGAACCAGTTGCAAATAACAATTTAGCATAGGTATCAATATCTGTTCCTAATGTTTTAAATGCTCCAGCAATCTCGCCATCTATTGCCTGTGCAGCTTGAGCTAAATCATTAGCAGCAAAATCATCACCAGCGCGCAAAGCTTTATCCGATTCTGCAAAGAGTCTATCTCTTTCAGCAATGAGATTATTTATTTCTGCTCTTCTTTGTGGGTTAAGACCAGCAATCTTTTTATTAACTACTTGTTCAATGTCAAGTCCTGTTTTTGCAAATTCGTCACTCAATAAGAATTCCATTGCTGATTTATTACCAGCGCTGGTTGATTCCATTAATTGACGTTGTAAGAATTCACCTCTAGGTGATAATAAGAACTTGTCTACTAAATCTTTTTCAGCTGTTGTTAAAACTGCAGAAGTAATACCAAGTTCTCTTTTTGCTGCACCCTCTACAAGAGCACGTACTCCTTCATCGCCGCCTAAACCAAGAAGAGATTCTAGTCCTCTCTTCTTTAAGAATTTAGTATAAGCCATATAAACTTTTGTTGCTCTTCTCATTTCAAGAGGACTAGCTCCAGCTGACAACATAAAGAATACGTTTGACAAAGCATTACGTTCATGGAATCCTGGTATAGCAGTAACCCAAGATTTAAACAACTGTGTTGTATTCTTATACCATTGTGGCATTAGACGTGCAACAAATGGGTCTTCTAATCTTCTAAAGTTTGTAATCATTTCTTTGATTTGCGGCGAAGCTAAAAGACCAGGATACTTTTGTGCATTTATTTGTAAAAACGCAGATGCATTGTCTAAGAATAATGGAACAGTCTTTGCCCACTTATCTGGTGGAACATTCTGTAATGCGTTAACAAGTCTGCCACTTTCATTCTGCAGAGCATCAGCCAATGCTTTAGCTTCAGCACTCATAGCTGCACCGTATCCAGCCGGCAAGTCAGGAGCTAGTCTTTGTAAGTCTAATATTCTTTGTTCAAGTTGATTAATCTTTTGATTTAAGAAATCAGAATAAAAGGTTTGATTGCCAGCTAATTTAACTTCTGCCTCATCAGCTAACTTAACTATTTCATCTCTAATAGATTCAAGTTCTGTTCTAAATTTAGGTGTTTGATTTAATGCATCAACACGAGCAGGTGACAATATTTCAGTTGCGGCATCTGCAAATGGAAGCAACTTAGATGGTGGTCTTACACCAAACTCAGTTTTAATTGATTCTTGTGTTAAGTCTCCACCAAATCCTTTACCAACAAATGGGCCAGCTCCTTCTGCTTCAGCAATCTTGCCTAAGAAAGAATCAACATTGCCTCTCTCGGATTCAGTAACTAAAGCTAAGTTATGCAACCAGTTTGTGTAAGCAGTATCACGAGAAAAACCTCTTGCATATTTAGTGAATGCTTCTTCTGCGTTTGTTTCAAAAAAATCATAACTAAGTTTTCCAAACTTGCGGGCAATCTCATTTAATGATTTAATACCACCATCGATGTCAGCTTGTGTCAATCTCTTCCCAAAGAATAATTCACCAGCTTTTAATTGACGTAAGTTTGAACCAGCTAATGCGTAGCTTCTGTCAACGCCTAATTCATTTAATACTTTTTCAGGCAGTCTTCCTTTTTCAATATCTAATGCTGCATCTTTTGAAAGAGTATGTGGGAACCATGCTTGGTTTTTTGGCAATGGTTGAATCTGTTCGAATGGTACACCAGCAGCTACCTGTGCACGGTTGTGTAAGTAGTTAGCACGATTATAAAATTCATCACCAATTGAACGTAGGTTTTTAGCAAGCGCTAGTTCTTCTTCTGATACTTCTCTACCAACTACTGATGCGGCAGCAGACACATCGAATGCAGGGTCTAATAAATTAGCAGCTTTAGGATTATCTAAAATATCAAAAACTGTATTTGAATACTTTAATAGGTTAGCATCTTTGTTAAAGACTGGACGCAGTAACTGTTGTGCTTCTGAAGTAGATTGAGAAAATAAACTACCATATGCTCTGTCCATTGCAAGCAACTTAACAAAGTCATTAGCTTCTTGACCAGTTAATTTTCTACCTTCATATACACCACTACGTAATGCAACACGCATTCTTGCAATATCTGCAGAACCAAACACTCCACCTTCACCAGTTGGTGTTATCCCACTTAAAAATCTTCTTCCAGCTTCAGTGCCAAACAAACCACGTGATGCAACTTGTGCTAACTTTGTTGAATTTAATACAGTTATTGGAACATTCTTTGTACCAACACGAACACTTGTAAGAGTTTGTCCAATAGTATTAGCAACTTTTTCTGTGTAAGGAAGTATTACTTTAAATTTACCAGCACCAAATCGTAAACCACCACGGGCACCAAGTACTTCTGCAACTGGCCCACGCAACGCGCTATAACCACGTGTAGCAATCTCACCTATTACATC